ATTGATGCTTTAACTGAAGAAGGAAAAAATATGAACGATAATGTTACAGACCTTGAAAAAGAAAAAGAGGAAAGACGAAAAAAATCTAGAGAACTTGCTGCTGAATATAATAAAAGACAAGAAGCTGGTGAGGATACCTCAGAACTCGAAGGTAATAAAGTTGAACAAAAAAATCCAAGTGGTTTAGAAATTGCAATGCGACCTAAAGCTGCAGTTCATATAATGAAAGTTGAATTTCCACTTAATGTAATAGAAGAATTTAATACACACATTGATGATGTGGTTGTTCCAGCAAACGTAGATGCAGCTGGTGGATTAGTTGGACAGATTAGTAGAGATAAGAGGTCAGCACAACTTACAATCGACCATGATGATGATGGTGTTGGAAAACAATTCTCAGATGTTCTTCTACGACTTGGTAAAGAATATATGACTAAAGTTACTGGAATGGACTCTGAAATATCAATGGAAACAATGTGGAGTGTACACAGTTATGAGGGTGATTACAATCCAGTTCACGACCACGGCACACGAACTCCTATAGGATTATCTTGTATACTATATTTAAAAGTTCCACCACAAATAGAAAAACTTGGAAACCCTTCTGAAGAATTTGAAGGATTAAATAATTCATCTGGTGCAGTTGACGGATTTACTTATCTGTCTTGGGGAATAAATGGCATGAGAGATATCAATATGCTTAGACCAATAACAGAAGAATATATCAAACCAAGTGTTGGCACAATGTTATTATTTCCATCATGGCTAAGACATGGTGTAATGCCATTCTTTGGAGAAGGCGAAAGAAGAACTTTTTCTGCAAATATGAATGTAGTACCAGAAAGTAAAATTACTGGCGACCATTACAGAAAACACACACCAAATGAGTGATAAAAAAATAAATTTAAATACCGTATCAATAAATCATTTACACATGATTACTGGAATGCTTCCAGAAAATGCTGTAGAGGAAATTAACAAACATATTGATGATGTTATAATTCCAACTCAAGATAGTGTTTCGTATAATCTTGTTGGTCAAATTAATCAAGGTAAAAAATCTTCACAGTTAGATTTTGATTTAAAAACACCATACGGTCAACAATTTAAAGGAATGTTAGATAGTTTTGCTACAGCACTTTTACAACAAGGTTATAAAAGAGAAGGAAAGGCTGATGCTGTTGAATGTTGGACTGTACATAGTTATGCTGGAGATTACAATCCATTTCATTCTCATGGAACTGCCACACCAGCTGGATTATCTTGTATACTATACTTAAAAGTTCCAGATTGTATCAAAGAAAAACCAACTCCAAACAATTCAGATTGGAACATAAATCATGCATCTGGTGATTGTGATGGATTTACACAATTAATTTATAATACATCTACAAGTTATGACGTTTATAGTTTACATGCTTCAGGCCAAGAAATGATTAAACCAGAAGTTGGAAAGATATACATTTTTCCAAAGTGGGTAAATCATCAAGTATATCCATTTTTTGGAGAAGGTGAAAGAAGAACATTATCGGCAAACTTTAATGTATATTATAGTGACAATGAAAATAAAAAATTTGGAGTGGTAAGTGATTGATTATAAATTTGGTGAAAATAAAACTTTAGAAGAATTAAAAAAATACATTGACTCAACCTATGATGCACATTATAGTAAGAGTAAGTTCCAAGCAACTGAGTTTATCTTAGATGCTGGACATGGAGAAGGGTTTTGTATCGGTAACATACTCAAGTATGCTCAACGATACGGAAAGAAGAATGGTAAGGATAAAAAAGACTTACTAAAAGTGATACATTATGCTATAATAGCATTATATTTAAATAATGGAGAAAGTGATAATGAAACTAACTAATGAAACGATTAATGTGTTGAAAAACTTCTCAACTATTAATCAAAACCTTGTAATTAAAGAAGGTAGTGATATTTCTACCATGTCTGCAATGAAAAACATTATTGCAAAAGCTACAGTAGAAGAGAAGTTCGCAAAAGAATTTGCTATTTACGATTTGAATGAATTTCTATCAGCACTATCTCTTTTTTCAAATCCTAATTTAGATTTTAATGATGACTATGTTGTTATTACTGAGGATGGTTCTAGTGGAAAATCTCTGAAGTATTGGTACTCTGATCCTTCTGTTGTTACTTCTCCAACCAAAGAAGTTACAATGCCCTCTACTGAAATTAAATTTAACTTGTCCAGTGATACTCTATCTGAAGTAACGAAGGCTGCAGCTGTTATCGGTGTTCCTGATATGGTTCTTGAATCTGGTGAACTACGTGTTACAGATAAAAAGAATGATACTGCAAATAGTTATTCTATGGGTGTTGACACAAAGGGTGAGGGTAAATTTAGTTTCTTCTTTAAAGTAGAAAACTTAAAACTTATAGACGGTAAATATACCGTTGAAGTTTCATCTAAAAATATTTCACACATGAAAAATGAAAGCACTCCGATTGAGTATTGGATTGCACTTGAGCCTGAATCAAACTATTCAGTTTAATCTAGGAGTTATATTATGGAAGAATTTTTGTGGGTGGAGAAATACCGTCCAAACAACATAGGTGATTGCGTATTACCTATCGAACTAAAAACAACCTTTACAGAATTTATCAGAGAAAAAAGTATACCAAATTTAATTCTATCTGGTGGGCCAGGTGTAGGTAAAACTACAGCTGCAAAAGCAATGTTAGAAAAAATTGGTGCAACTTCTATGATGATAAATGGTTCTGAGGAGTCTGGTATAGACGTATTGAGAACCAAGATTAAGAACTTTGCTTCTACTGTTTCCTTAGAGGGAACTGGTAGAAAGTATATTATCCTTGATGAGGCAGATTATCTAAATCCACAATCTACTCAACCAGCCCTTCGTGGGTTCATGGAAGAATTTAGTAATAACTGTGGATTTATTCTTACTTGTAATTACAAAAATCGTTTGATACCACCATTACACAGTCGTTGTAGTGTTATAGATTTCACTATGCCTAATGATGAAAAACCAAGACTTGCTGGTAGTTTCTTTGAAAGAGTTAAAAGTATTCTAGAAAAAGAAGATATTAAGTATGATGTAAAGGTTGTGGCAGAACTAATCAATAAATACTTTCCAGACTGGAGAAGGGTTTTAAATGAACTCCAGAGATATTCTGCATCTGGTCAAATAGATGCTGGAATACTCGTAAACATATCAGAGGTAAATATAAATGAACTTATGCAAGCTCTTAAAGCAAAAGAGTTCACGGTTGTTAGAAAGTGGATTGTTCATAATCTTGATAATGACCCAACTCGTATTTTTCGTCTTATTTATGACAATCTATATGATAACGTGGACGCTTCTACTATTCCCCATGCTGTTATCATCTTGGCTGAATACGCATACAAATCAGCGTTTGTAGCAGACCAAGAAATTAATATGTTGGCATGTCTTACAGAAGTAATGGGACAGGTGAAATTCAAATGATAGAGATACATGATAACGCATTAGAGCCTCACGTTGCAGAACTCATTGATATGCAACTCAGAGATATATCTTGGAAGTATAACTATAACTCTGCTCCATATGCTGTAAACAAACACTGGCATGTATTCGGTGGGCATAATCCCCAAGAGTGCCACGATAATGGCTATGGTGACCTTATTGCCATCTGGAATGTAATTAAGAAACATAAACCAGAACTTGATATGGAAAGAGTGTATTTAAATGCACATACACATGGAATTGAACCACACAGACATAGAGATGACGGTGATTACACTTGTATCTATTATCCTCGACTAGATTGGAAACAATCGTGGGGCGGTGGTACTTTTGTAGATGACAAATTTGCTGAATATAAAGGAAATAGACTAATAATGTTTCCAGCACAAACACCACATCAAGCTCAAGCAGTTTCAAGACAATGTTATGAATTAAGAACATGTGTCGTTTTTAAAACAAATATAAAGAAAGATTAATTATGTATGAATTGAAAGAATATCTAAATGCAATTAATCACACTAAAGAACCCCTTATGGATACTGAAGATGAGGTCTGGGAGAAGAAGTATCCACCTTTTATTGTGAACAAATGTGTTGCACCGTTTCAAGATACAATCATGCTTGTAAACGAAATAAACAGACACCACCATGTAGATAAGAAGTTACAGTTTGACTTTTTACTAAATAGTGTAAGGACAAGGAAAAGATTTGCGCCTTGGTTGAAAGCGAATAAACAAAGTAATTTAGAGTATGTTAAAGAGTTTTATGGATACAGTAATGCAAAGGCTAGGTCTGCTCTTACCATACTTACTAGTGAACAAATAAAAAAGATAAAG